ATTTTTGTTCATTTTGTGTGTGTTTAAATTGTAGGAAACACTATTGTCTCCTACCACCAATACCCCACACTTAATTCAGTGTGAGGCATCGGTAGTGGTAGAAACTATATGTTCTCATAGTATCATTTCCAATGTTATTACTGACACCTCTTGCGAGGTGTTTCGCCACCTTTCAGTGTTGCTCATCAGAGTATTTTTAATTATCGTTTAACCTTCCTTCGTATGATGTGATATTATTGTTCTCCATCTCCCTGATTGTCTCTATTGCTACAGACATACATAGGTTTAATTCAGATGGACTCATTTTGATATTATCATTTAAAAGTTTGTCTTGGACTCTTGCGATAGCATTCATACTAACGCAGTATTCATTATCAGGTTTGATACTAATTGTCTTAATTGATTTGTTCATTTTTTGTGTATGTATTTGTTAATATATGTGCAAATATAGTATAAATATATTACATACAAACTATGTTTTTATGATTTATTTTTGTCCCAATGTCAAACTAATTTTTAATATGCTGATTGTCAATGACTTACGAGCAAAAAAAATACAGCTCTTTTTATTGTTTTGTTTGTGTTTTGAGGTGTTCGTTGGGGTATTATCGCATCTCTCTCTTTCTCTCAGCTGAGTATTTATGCTCTTCATATGGGGGAATGGGGGAAGGTATACACATAATTAGCATATATATGAGGGAAGGTAAA